AAAAATCAACCAGTACATGAACAAGATATTGTCCACAGAAGGTGTGGACTATGTGATTGCATCAGACACAGATTCTATTTACCTGCGCCTTGGTGACTTGGTGAACAAGGTCTATGGTGTCGATGGTGTTGTTAAGATGCCTGCACAAAAGGTTATTGAATTCATGGACAAAGTTTGTGAAGATAAACTACAACCATATATCGACAAGTCATACGAAGAATTGTCCGAATATGTTCATGCGTTTGCTCAAAAGATGCAGATGAAGCGTGAAGGTCTTTCCGACAAAGGTGTCTGGACTGCCAAGAAGCGTTATATCCTTAATGTGTATAACAATGAAGGTGTACAGTACGCTGAACCACACATGAAGGTGATGGGTTTGGAAATGATTAAATCATCCACACCATCTGCCATCCGTGAGAAGATGAAAGATTCTATCAAGTTGATGATGACTGGCACCGAACAACAAGTGCAAGATTTTATTACCAACTTTAGAAAAGAATTCAAGACGTTGCCTGCGGAAGAAATATCTTTTCCACGGGGTTTAAATGGGCTAAATACTTATTCCGATCCAGTAATGTTGTTCAAAAAAGGCACACCAATCCATGTTCGTGGTGCGATTGTCTACAACCATTACCTGAAACAAAAAGATTTGACTAAGAAATACCCACTCATTCAAGAGGGTGAAAAACTCAAATTTACCTATCTGAAAATGCCAAATCATTTCAAGAATGATGTGATTTCTTTTCCATCAAGAATACCAAAAGAGTTTGAGCTTGACAACTATATCGACTATGATGTACAATTCGACAAGGCTTTTCTGGAACCAATTAGCGTGATTCTACGCTGCATGAACTGGTCGGCAGAAAAGACAAATTCTTTAGAGGACTTTTTCGGATGATATTTTTAACGTTATTAACAGCAATAGGATTATCCATCGTTGCTGGTTATTATTCAGTTATTGGTTTAGCAGAAATATTTCCAGGTTCTTTCTGGCCAGTTATTATTATGGGTTCTATACTTGAGTTATCGAAACTTGTAACTGTATCTTGGCTGTATAGAAACTGGAAAGAATGTCCTTTCCTTATTAAATCCTATCTGTCAATTGCTGTTGTGATTTTGATGTTGATTACTTCAATGGGTATCTTTGGTTTCTTATCCAAGGCACACCTTGAACATTCAGCAGACAATGCACCACTTGTTGATAAGATTGCATTGTTGGATGAAAAGATTAAAACGGAGAAGGAAAATGTCGAGGCAAACCGCAAGGCAATTAAACAGTATGATGAGGTTGTGGACCAAACTATGGGTCGTTCAACTGATGAAAAAGGTGCCGCTACAGCGCAAGCAATACGCCGTTCCCAACAGAAAGATAGGACTAGAATACTACAAGAAATTCAACAGTCGCAAACCGCCATTGCCAAATACTCAGAGGAACGTGCGCCGTTATCTACAGAGCTTAAAAAGATTGAATCGGATATCGGGCCAATCAAATACATTGCAGCCTTGGCGTATGGTACAGAGGCTTCTACAGATATTATCGACAAAGCGGTAAGACTTGTCATCCTATTGATTATTGTTGTGTTTGATCCATTGGCAATTCTATTGTTGATTGCATACAACATGTCAATGAAAGAAAAGCCCATACCAGAAATAGAAAATAAACCAGATGCTTGGGTAGCAGATGTGGGAGAAAAACCTACAAAAGAAGAACTATCAGAAATTGTAACACAAGAAACAATAGAAGAACCAAAGAAGGAAGAAACTGTAGAGATTAGAAAAGATAACATGATTATAATTGATGAAGCGAGTGGTGAATCAATACCACCAATCACTTCATCTGAACAGCAATTACCTAAAAAGTTAGAACCTAAGTATGATTATGATGAACCATATTCGTTTCGTGAAAAAGGAAAATAAATGAGCATTCTCGACAAAATTAAAAAGAACAGCAGTATCAAAGATTCTGCCATCTTAGCAAAATCAAAATTCTTCAATGCGAAGGATATGATTCCGACCGCAGTGCCAATTATTAATGTGGCACTTTCTGGCAAGTTAGATGGTGGTCTAACACCAGGCCTTACAATGTGGGCAGGTCCATCTAAACACTTTAAGACAGCATTCAGTTTGTTGATGGCCAAATCTTACTTGGACAAATATCCGGATGCAGCACTTCTATTCTATGATTCAGAGTTTGGTACTCCGCAGTCTTATTTCGATTCTTTTGGTATCGACACTGAGCGGGTGCTCCATACTCCTCTTACAGATATTGAACAACTCAAGTTCGACATAATGGCTCAATTGACACAACTTGAGCGTGGTGATAAATTGATTATCGTTATTGATTCAATTGGCAACTTGGCATCAAAGAAAGAAGTTGAAGATGCCTTGGCTGAAAAATCGGTTGCTGATATGTCTAGAGCAAAACAAGTCAAGTCTTTGTTCCGTATGGTAACACCACACTTGTCTTTAAAAGATATTCCAATGATTGTTGTTAACCACACCTACATGGAAATTGGTATGTTCCCGAAAGCAATTGTTGGTGGTGGTACAGGTTCATATTATTCGGCGGACAACATCTTTATTATTGGTCGCCAACAAGAAAAAGACGGTACAGAAATTACCGGTTACAATTTTATTATTAACGTAGAGAAAAGTAGATATGTCAAAGAAAAATCTAAAATACCTGTCAGCGTATCTTTTGACGGTGGTATTAGCACTTGGTCTGGTTTGCTCGACCTTGCTTTGGAATCCAAGCATGTGGTCAAACCAAAGAATGGCTGGTATCAACGTGTTGATGCTGACGGTGTGATTGAAGAAAAGAATTACCGTGAGAAAGAAACTGACACTAAAGAGTTCTGGATGCCCATTCTTAAACAGAAATCATTCCGTGATTTCATTGAGAACAAATATCGAGTGGCAGCCGGTGAAATTATGACAAGCAACATTGATGAAACATTTGATGTTGAAACTATGAATGGTGCATAATGATAGAAGGTATTGATTATTGTTTCATCTATCCAAAAGATGATAAGTCTTCCGTACATATCAGGTTTTTGGAAGGCCCATATAAAGACACCATCTTTAAGTATGGTAAGGTAAAGTTCAAGGAAGAAAATGAACAAGTCTATTTACTTTTTGCTTACGATGTGTTAGAATCAACAGTCAAGAAGCCATCCAAACTTGAAAAGGATGTTGACTTTAAAAATTATATTGGTGACTTATTGGTAGAAATAATGTCATCTAACATTGAACAGGAAGTGGTTGATGAAACTGGAACAGACGATCTTAAAGAATCTAATTTACAATGAAGAATATCTACGCAAGGTTTTACCATTCTTAAAATCGGAATATTTTACAGACAGAACTGATAGAACATTATACCATGAAATTGCATCGTTCACAGAATCTTACAATTCTCCACCAACGATTGAAGCGCTTGCATTGGCCGTCAAAGAGAGGCGTAATCTCACAGATGACGAAGTGGAGAAGTGCGAAACTTATCTCCAAGAAATTAGTAAAACTAAGGACGAAGAATCCAAGGTTCAATGGCTTATTGACAAAACCGAACAATTCTGTCAAGAGAAAGCGATATACAATGCAGTACTGGGGGCTATTTCCATACTTGACGGGAAAGACAAGACCCAAGACAAAGGTGCGATTCCCAAGGTATTATCGGACGCTCTGGCTGTAAGTTTCGATAATTCAGTTGGCCACGACTACCTAGAAAATTCGGAAGAACGATATGAATTCTACCACCGTAAAGAAGAACGAATCCCCTTTGATTTGGATTTCTTTAACAAGATCACAAAAGGTGGTCTACCTACTAAAACACTTAATATTGCTCTTGCCGGAACTGGCGTGGGAAAAAGTTTGTTCATGTGCCATGTGGCTGCAGGATGTATGGTTCAAGGCAAGAATGTACTCTACATCACCATGGAAATGGCTGAAGAAAAGATTGCAGAAAGAATAGATGCGAATCTATTGAATGTTACAGTTGATGACCTCGTAAATTTACCGAAAGAAATGTATGATAAAAAGATTGCTAAACTCCGTGAAAAGACTGTCGGAAAACTTATCATTAAAGAATATCCGACAGCATCTGCAAGCACCACTCATTTTCGTACCCTTCTCAATGAGCTCAATCTTAAAAAGTCTTTTGTTCCTGATATTATCTTTATTGATTATCTTAACATTTGTTGTAGTGCTAGAGTTAAAGCTGGTGCTAATGTCAACAGTTACACCTATGTTAAGGCTATTGCCGAAGAGCTGCGTGGACTTGCCGTTGAGTACGGAGTACCAATTGTATCTGCAACACAAACAACAAGAAGTGGTTTTACTTCATCCGACCCAGGACTTGAGGATACAAGTGAGAGTTTTGGTCTGCCAGCAACCGCAGACTTGATGTTTGCTTTGATTTCTTCCGAAGAATTGGAAGAACTTGGTCAGATTATGGTGAAGCAGTTGAAGAATCGTTACTCTGATCCAACAATGTACAAAAGATTCACCTTGGGTATTGACAGAGCAAAGATGCGCCTGTATGATGTAGAACAATCTGGTCAAGATGGCATCACCGATTCTGGTATGCCAGAAAAACCACTTAACACATTTGGAAATAGAGAGAAACCACAAAAGAAATTTGATGGTTTTAAAGTATGAATTTAACCAAAGATGATGCAGTACATTGTGCCAAAGTATTTCAGGATTACTTTGGTAACTTTCATCGTGTGGATGAATACATGCGTGACCAGAAATTGGCATCTTTGGCTGGTCTATCTTCCAATCCTTTGTTTCCATTAGAAGATGATTTGTTCTCAGACTTCACAATGCATCCAAGTGATATGGACTTTGAAGTACTTGAAATACCACAAGAGACCTGGGAAACATTACTCAATATTACCAGTTCGCATATCAATATTTCACCAGTTGGCCGTCAAATAAGATTGGCTGTCAAGGAGAAGAACACGGGAAAGTTCGTTGGATTCATCCGTTTAGGTTCACCCGTAATCAACATGAAACCACGCAATGAAATGCTTGGACAAGTGTTTACACAGAAACCGGAATGGTCCAAACGATTCAATGGGTCTGCAATGATGGGTTTTGTGATTGTACCAGCGCAACCTTTCGGTTTCAATTACCTTGGTGGAAAGTTACTTGCAGGTATATGTACCTCACATGAAGTCCGTGAGATTGTGAACAAAAAGTATGGTATGAATCTATGTCTGTTTGAGACTACCAGTTTGTACGGAAGTTCCAAGACTGTATCACAATATGATGGCATGAAACCTTACATTCGTTATAAAGGTCTGACCGATAGTGATTTCATTCCTATGATGCACGGTAAACCTTATGAAGATTTACGAAACTTTGTGGAAGATAAGATTGGTGATATTGTTGATGAAGATGTGTCGAGTAAGAAGTTAAAGACTACCATGAGGATTATAGCTTTAACTAAATCTGCACTTAAAGGCCAACCTGAAGCGGCAGCATTCATGGAAACGATTGTCAATGCAAAAAAGTTGACAGAACAAAAGAGATATTATATCAGTGACTATGGTTACAAAAACATGGTCGATTATGTTAACTGTAAGACTGATATGCTTATTCCTGGTGAAAACTATGAGAAACATAGTCTGGTAAACTTGATTGCATGGTGGAAGAACAAGGCATCAAACCGTTTTGATACATTGAAGAATGAGAATAGATTGAGAACTGAATTGGAGGTCTGGACTTCTGGAAAGCCTATTGATATTATCAGATAAATACTTTTATTTGAGGTACACATGGCCGCACAACAAGGTTTTCAGTATGAGATTAATGCAGCTAAGGTATTAAAGCCTATGGGTTTGGTACCTAAATCTTTTGTTCCTGCTGGTGCTGGACACGACCAACCAGATTTAATGTTGGAACACAAGAAAGTTAAAGCTGGATGCGAACTTAAAATAACAGCTGCATCAGCAGGTTCTTTGGTTTTAAAATATGATGCAAAGGATAAAAGAAATCCTTGGAAATTTGGTGATGTTAGTGAAGATGACGCAGAAAAATACTTCATTAAAAATTTGGCCGAAGAAGTTGGTTTATTTGAT